TCTACAGCAGGTCAGCCTGGCGCAATCGTCATCACGCAGGACGGCACAGGCTCGCGCACGCTGGCCTATGGCAGCTACTGGAAGTTCCCCGGCGGCACTGCGCCGACACTGACAACGACTGCAAGCGCCGTCGATGTTCTCGTCTACTACGTTGAGAGCAGCACCCGCATCACCGCTCGTCTCCTTTCGGATGTGAAGTAATGACGCCCGGCTCCGCTAATCTCCTTCTCGCTGCTGCCGACGCAGGCGGCTATCAGATCAGCCGCTCGCTGCGTTTTCGTTCTAGCGCTGGAGCATATCTTAATAGAACTATGGGAACGGGCTCGACTCAAAAATATACTTATTCCGCTTGGGTAAAACGCGGAATTTTATCTACTGGATCTGCTATTTTATCTACAAACAGATCGTTTGTAACATCAATCGAGTTTTTATCGGGAAACACTCTCCTAGTTTATACAGGAGATGGATCAAGCCTTGGCAGTTTTAATTGGACTACGAGTCAAGTATTTCGTGATCCCTCTGCTTGGTATCATATTGTTGTGGCTTGGGATACTACACAAGCAACAGCTACAAACAGATTAAAAGTGTATGTAAATGGCACTCAAATTACATCGTTTGGAACTCAACAAACCATTACACAAAATATGGCGCTTGGTATCAACGGATCAAATATGTTGATACCCACTTCTGCGTTTGATGGCTATATAACAGAAATCAATTTTGTTGATGGTCAACAACTTACACCATCTTCGTTCGGTCAAACAAACCCGATTACTGGCGTGTGGCAACCCATTAAGTACGCCGGTACTTATGGGACGAACGGTTTTTACCTGAACTTCTCCGACAACAGCGCAGCGACTGCTGCTGCCATCGGCAAGGACAGCTCAGGCAACGGCAACAACTGGACGCCGAACAATATCAGCGTCACCAGCGGCGTGACTTATGACAGCATGATCGACACGCCGACGGCGTATGATGACACAACTGTATATGGTCGAGGAAACTATCCGACACTTAATCCGCTTCAGCAATCTCCGACTGCATTTTTGTCAAATGGAAACTTGCGCCTTGACCCGACAGGAACAGGTGTTGGCGCTATCGCAAAGTCAACATTTGGTGGAAGTGGTGGCATCAAGTTCTATGTCGAGTTCAACATCAACAGCATTGGATCTGGGAGCAGCATTGTTCACTGCGCTATCTGCGACTCGGCAGCTAATCCAATGCTTGCTACGTTCAATGGCAGCTTCACATATTATCGCAGAGACGGAAATATCGACGGCACAACGTATGCAACGTACACCAGCGGTGACATCATCGCTGCGGCTGTAGATACAGGCGCTAATACAGTCTCTTGGTACAAGAACAATGTCTTGCAAGTCACGCGCACAGGTTTTTCCTATGACGCATATTTTGCAATGTTCATGGTGTCAAACGCTGGTGGCAGCTACGGTTACATGAACTTTGGCCAACGCCCCTTTGCCTACACGCCGCCCTCTGGCTTCAAGGCGCTCAACACGCAAAACCTTCCGACGCCGACGATTGCGAAGGGAAATGCGTGGATGGACATTGTTACGCGCAATGGCTTTGGTACATCTGGTGGATCAATTACGTCTCTTAACTTCCAGCCAGATTTGATTTGGAATAAAACTCGTAGTGCTGTTAATGACCATTACTTGATGGACTCTATTAGAGGTTCAACCAAAATTCTTTCATCAAACCTAACCAACATAGAAGCGACAAACACAACATTTCTTACCTCCTTTAACTCCAATGGTTATACAATGGGAACGGGCGACCATGGGACAGGCGTTACTGTTGTTGATTGGCTTTGGAAGAAAGGCGCAACGCCCGGCTTTGACATTGTGACATACACAGCACCATCAAGCCCTGCGGCGTCTAGTTATTCGCATAGCCTTGGCGTCAAGCCAGACATGATGATTGTCAAAGCACGCAACTTGGCATCACGCAACTGGGCGGTCTACCATAAGTCACTTGGTGCAACGCAGTGCTTGCGTCTTAACTTAACAAGCGCAGTGGCTTCTGTATCTACTTATTGGAATAATACAGAGCCAACATCAACTGTGTTTACAGTTGGGACTGACAACGACACAAACGCAAATACATATAATTATGTTGCCTATCTTTTTGCAGAAGTTGCAGGCTTTTCTAAGTTTGGCAGCTACGCAGGCAACGGTTCTACAGATGGCCCATTTGTATATTGCGGTTTCAGACCCCGATTTATTTTGTCAAAAAACATAAATCAAAGCACAGGAACTCTTTGGCATCTGCATGACACAGCACGAAACACATACAACTATGTGTCGCTAAACCTTTCAGCACACGCATCAAATGCTGAATATAACTATGGAACAACGATCTCCTACGACATCACAGCCAATGGCTTCAAAGTGCGTGGCGATGATTACTCTCAGAATGGATCTGGAAATACTCATATCTTCGCAGCCTTCGCGGAGAACCCCTTCAAATATGCTCTTGCGAGGTGACAACAATGTTCATGCTTGACCAACGCATCTTGCCGCTCGACACACCGTTCGAGCATAATGGCATACAGTATCCCGCTAACTGGTTGCGCCTCTCCTCGATGGAAGAGAAGACAGCCATCGGCATCATCGAGGTTCCTGACCCGGTGCGCGCCGATGATCGTTTCTATTGGGACGGCGACATCAACAACCCAAAGCCTATTGAGATGGTGCGCGACATGCTGATTGAGCAGATCCGTCAGACGGCCTACACAATGCTGCTGCCAACCGACTGGTTGATTGTTCGTCAATTTGAGACTGGTCAAGAGCCACCTAAAAGCAATCTTGATAAACGAGCAGCTATTCGCACTGCTCATGAATCTAATCTATCAGCAATCAATGCGGCTGCTGATGTTACAGCGATGGCTGCACTGCAATTTACATGGCCTACGGAGGACATCAATGTCTAACTCAGTAGATGAACCCATTAAAATTGCAGGAGATATAGTATCAGTGACAACTGTAGTCGGAACCTTGGCTGGCATTCTTCCATCAGTAGCTGCAATCTTCACTATTGTTTGGACTGCCATCCGTATCTACGAAACAGAAACCGTTCAAGGTTTCCTGCGTCGAATGAAAGAATAGCATGGACCCGCTCACAGTCCTGGCTACTGCTAAAGCTGCGGCTGCGGGTATTGCGACAGCCATTAAACTTGGCAAAGACGTCTCTGCCATAGTCAAGGACATGAGTACCTTGATGAAGGCAGAAGGTGATCTAGCCAGATTAGCAGCAGACCCACCTAGGGGTTGGGGTCAGAAAGAAAGCGCGGAGGAGATTGCTCTCAAAGCATTTGCTGCCAAGCGTGAAGCTGAGGAGATGCGAAACAACATTCGCAACGAACTCGTTTCTCGATATGGCATTACAGCTTGGGAACAGATCCAGCAGGAGATTACTAGGATTCGCAAAGCTCAGAAGGAAGCAGCGCGAAAGGAAGCAGAGGCAAGGGCCGAGCATATCAAGATGCTCATGTGGGTTGTGCCAGCACTTGGCATTCCATTGATCATCTTGGCAGTCATCATTGTGGCTATCGTAAAGAATGGATAGGGAGGACATCATGGACTTTAGTAAGCTAGGCAGTCTTATTGCATCGGTCGCGCCGACACTTGCGACTACAGTTGGTGGACCGTTAGCTGGTCTTGCCGTCAAGACAATCTCTAATGTTCTACTTGGCCGACCAGATGGCTCACCACAAGAGCTTGAGACGGCAGTGCAGAATGCTACGCCAGAGCAGATGGCACAGCTTCGTAAGGTTGATGCAGACTTCAAGATCCGCATGAAAGAACTCGACATTGATCTTGAAAAGATCTCTGTCCAGGACCGGGGCCAGGCTCGTGAGATGGCCATGAAGACTGGCAACTGGACAGCTCGCATCCTGTCCTTCCTTATTGTCGGTGGCTTCTTTGCTTGCTTGGCTTGGATGCTGTTTCGCGGGATGCCGCAGTCAGGAACCGAAGCCATCCTTATGATGCTTGGTGCTCTGACAAATACTGTCACCGCTGTAGTCAGCTTCCACTTTGGATCTAACTCGGCAGCGCGTGATAAGGATCGCAACTCTAGTGCTGAACTTACGGGAGTCCGATAATGCGTGAGAACTTCGAAGAGAGCTTTAAGCATCTACTTAAACATGAGGGCGGCTTTGTTAACCATCCCAAAGATCCAGGTGGCATGACAAATCTTGGCGTGACCAAGCGAGCCTGGGAAGAATACCAGGGCCGAGAGGTTGATGAGGCTGAGATGCGTAGCCTTACCCCTGCTATTATTGCCCCATTTTATAAGGCTAAGTACTGGGACAAGGTAAAGGGCGACGATCTTCCGGCTGGCGTTGACCATGCTGTCTTTGATTACGCTGTTAACAGTGGCACAGGACGGGCAGCAAAGGCCCTACAGGCGGCAGTCGGAGTTCCGGCTGATGGTGCTATAGGTCCAAAGACGTTGGCCGCTGTAGCCGCTGCTGACCCTGAAGAATTGCTTGATGCTATCTGTGATGGTCGGATGGCTTTCCTCCAGGGCCTTCCTACCTTCAGCACCTTTGGCAAAGGCTGGACCCGCCGTGTTGCCGAGGTTGAAGATCAGGCAAGAGACTTCATGGCTTGATGGTTAGCGGCCCCTTTGACTGACCATCATGACTGGCCCAGAGGTATCCTCCCTGCCTCTGGGCCTTTTTATTT